AGAATACCGTTTTTAACATCAATGGAAGGTGCTTTCCACATGGTAAAACGTGGCCCATTGTATGATAAATGGATTAAGTCTGGTGGTATTCAATCCATGATTGTTAGCATGGATAAAAATTATTTTGATAAAAATATAAAAGCTGAACTTACAAAAACAAAAGTACACAACATTATAAAAGATCCAAAACAATTATTAAAAGTTATGTTGGATGTATCAAATCCAATAAAATTACCAGGTCGTACTTTAGATGTATTGCGTGATGTATCTTCTTTTGCTGAAAGTATAACAAGAATAGGTGAATTTTCTAGGTCATACAAACAAGCACAAAAAAAAGGTTTGACAGAACGTGAAGCATTAGAACGTGGTGGATTTGAAGGTCGTGATATAACCATTGATTTTAAAAAAATGGGTAGCACCATACAAGCTGTTAATCGACTTGCTGCATTTTTTAATGCACGATTACAAGGTTATGCAAAAATGTATGAATCTTTTAAAAATAGACCAGTCTCAACAATGACTAAAGTTGGTGCTTTTATTGTTACTCCCAGTGTATTGTTGTGGATTAAAAATCACGATAATGAAACATACAAACAATTACCTCAATGGCAAAAAGATTTATTTTGGATTGTTATTACGGGTGAAGGTGATGATGAAGTAGTTTATAGAATACCAAAACCATTTGAGCCAGGAATTGTATTTGGCACTGGAACTGAACGAGCATTAGATTATATATTTAGTGAAGATCCTGGTAGTATTAAAGAATTTATAAGTGAATTAGCAATTACTAATTTGCAAAATTTAGGACCAGTTCCTGAGTTAATAAAACCAGTTATAGAAAATTGGGGTAATAAAAATTTATTTACTGGACAGCCTATTATTCCTTATGGGCAAGAAAATGTATTACCTGAATATCAATACACAAACTATACATCTGAGTCTGCTAAATTTATAGGTAAAGCATTGCAATACATGTTGGGTGATCAAAACGCAATGACAAGTCCAGCACGAATAGAGAGTTTGATTAACAACTGGACTGGTACATTAGGAAAATATGTATTAGCTGCTGCTGACAAAGCATTGATTGAAAGTGGATTTATGAAAGATCCAGTTAAACCAGCTCCAACATTAGCTGATATACCATTTATCAAAGCATTTGTTGTACGAAACCCATCGTCAGGATCTGAATATATTGAAGATTTTTATAAAAATTACGAAAAAGCACAAAAAAGATTAAACACAATTAACAAACTTACTGATCCAAACGAAATTATAAAACAAATTAAAATATTATCTGATCAAGGATTTGATACTGAAAAAAGTGATGAAGGTATAGATAAATTAACATTAGCTGGAGAGGCATCAGTTTTGCAAGGTTACAGACAATTAATACAAGTAATTTATCAAAACCCTGACATACCACCTAATGAAAAAAGACAAATTATTGATTTATCATATCAATCTATGATTGATGTTGCTAAAAATGCATTGGATCGTATTAATAATGTAAAAAAATCAAAAAATGAATCTTTGATCATAAATATCAACCCAACAAAAGAAGAATATAATTTAACAAACTAATTAATTTTTGACATCTTAGACCGAATAACCTAATTATTAATATACAATTACCCAATATTCTGTTCCAAGATTTAACTAAAGGTGGCTAAAAGCTGCCTTTTTTTTTAGGAAAACTATGACTATATCAACCACAACATTACTAAACAGCTTCTCAGGTAACGGATCTGTTGTAGATTTCACATATACCTACCCTATTAACTCAGCATCAGAATTGCTGGTTATAATTAAAACAGACGCAACTGGGGCTGAAACGACAAAAACTTTGACAAGTGATTATACCGTTGCACTGGCTGGTGACTCTGGTGGAACTGTTACGATGGGAACTGCCCCAGCATCAGGTGAAACATTATTCTTAATTAGAAACACAACAAAAACACAAGGCACTGATCTTATTGAAAACGATCCGTTTAGTGCTGAAGGCTTAGAAGATAGCTTTGACAATCTGCAAATGCAGATCCAGGAAGTCAGTAACGCAGTTGATAGATCATTTAAAGTATCAAAAACCAACAGCATCACAACATCAGAAATCACAACGTCAGCTGCTGATCGTGCTAATAAAATATTATCGTTTGATGCATCAGGTAATGTAGAAGCAACAGCATTTACAAATCTTGATACATTAAACGAAATGACAGATGTGACTATTACGAGTCCAGCTGATAACGAAGTTCTGGCATACGACAGTTCAAGTACACATTTCATAAACCAAACGGCAGCAGAAGCTGGCCTAGTTGCAACTGGTGCTGTTACTGGTATTACATCATTGCTTGCCACTGATATTAAGATTGGTGAAGATAACGAAACTAAAATAGATTTTGAAACTGCTGATGAGATACATTTTTATGCAGCTAATGCTGAACAAGCATATGTAGCTGATGGTGTCTTTGGGCCACAAACAGATAGTGATGTTGATCTAGGTACAACGTCTGTACGTTGGAAAGATGCTTATATTGATAGCATTACAACTACTGGGAATATTACATCTGCTGGTACTGTATCATTTGGCAGCATTACGGATGGCACAATTACAGCTACTGCATTTGTAGATGAAGATGACATGAGTTCTAACTCAGCAACTTTGATCCCTACTCAGCAATCAGTCAAAGCATATGTCGATGCTAAAAAAGCTGACATGCAATTTGTACTAGAAGATGGTGATGGCACTGAAGTACAGATTGTAAAAGATAGTGAAGTTAAGTTTGTTGAAGGTGGTGGTATAGATATTAACTGGACTGACACGTCAACTGGTTCTGATGCAGATCCATTTGATCTGACATTTGCCATAGACTCAACCGTTGCTACCTTAACTGGTTCACAAACATTAACCAACAAAACATTAACGTCACCAGCTCTAAATGGAACGATCTCAGGAACTTCAATAAAAGATGAAGATAACATGGCAAGTGACTCTGCTTCTCACCTTGCAACCCAACAATCTATTAAGGCATACGTTGATGCTGTTACAACATCATTAAATGCACAAGACCTGGATGTATCTGATGGATCATCTACTATTGGAATTGATCTTGATACAGAAACATTAGGCATCTTAGGTGGCACTGGATTAACGTCAGCTGCATCTGGCAACAACGTCACATTGTCTGTTGACGCAGCTCAAACACAAATTACATCTGTTGGTGCATTAGATGCTGGTTCTATTACATCTGGCTTTGGCAACATTGATAACGGATCATCTACAATTACAACGACTGGTGCTGTCACGGCTGGTTCTGTTGCTATAGACAACATTACTATAGATGGCACAGAAATAGATTTAAGTTCAGGTGATTTAACACTAGATGTTGCTGGTGATATTAATTTAGACGCAGGTGGTTCTGATATAAGTTTAAAAGGTAGTGGTGCTGAATATGGAAAATTTAATTTAACAGGCAATAGTTTAAACATTCACTCAAGTATTTCAGATGGTGACATTGTATTTAAAGGCAACGATGGTGGTTCTGCAATAACAGCTCTTACCCTTGATATGTCAGATGCTGGTACGGCTACATTTAATCACGATGTACTTCTTGGTGATGCAAGTAGAATAAAACTTGGTAATAGTAATGATTTACAAATTTATCACAGTGGTTCAGATAGCGTTATTTTAGATTCTGGCACAGGTGATTTAAGGATATTAGGTTCATCAAATGTAAGAATACAGAACCAAGCTGATAATGCTGATATGATAGTTGCAACATCTGGTGGATCAGTAGAACTATATGAAAGCAACTCTAAAAAATTAGAAACAACCTCAACAGGCATAGACGTAACAGGCAGTGTGACTGCTGATGGTTTGACTGTTAATGGTTCAAGCACAGGTACTTTGAACATTGTTAACTTTTTAAACACAGACACAAGTAATAATCAATCAGCTAATCGTTTAGGATTGGGAATTTCTAATTCAGCAGGTGCTAACTACACTTACATTGAAGCTAAAGAAACTGGAACAGATGCTTTTGCTGAAATGAACTTTTACACAGGTTCAACAACTACAAAACGTCTTACATTAGGTGATGGCGGTGACATATCTTTCTACGAGGACACTGGCACAACGCCTAAGTTATTTTGGGACGCTAGTGCGGAGTCATTAGGAATTGGAGAGACTTCACCTTTAGGTAAAATGCACATTAAATCTGCTGATAGTGGTGCAAGTGTAAATGGTGTTGCTGATGAGTTAGTTCTTGAAAATTCATCAAGAAGTGGAATGACTATTTTAAGTGGTACTTCAAGTATAGGTACGATTGCATTTGGTGATAGTGGTTCTAATACAATAGGCTCTATTAATTATGACCATAGTAGTAATAACTTAACTTTTTTTGCTAATGGTAGTGAGGCTTTCCGTGTAGACGCATCGGGCAACTTAGGATTGGGAGACTCAAATCCACAAGAAAAGTTTACCATAAAAGGTGATGGTACAAGAATGACTATAAGCTCTAATGACATGGAAGTTGCTATGCTTGGTCGTGCTGGTTCTAGTGGTTCTGCTTTAGACCAAGGTTATTTACGATTAAGAAATCAAGGTGTTACGGCAGATGGCGTAGTTATAAGTGCCGCTGGTGATAGTTGGTTAAATGCGGGTAATGTAGGAATCGGGACTGCATCAGCTTCTGGTTCTGGGTGGGCTTCTAATGCAAGAGCATTACATATTTATCAAAATGATACAGTTGGAAGTTTATTAAAACTTGAAAGTAGTAATACGATTGGTGTTTTAAATGCTTCAAATAATGCTTTTCAAATTGCTGCTCAAACAGATGACCCAATAGTTATATATACTAATAGTGCAGAAAGAATGAGGGTAGCTAGTGATGGCAAAGTCGGAATCGGGACTTCAGATGTAAAAGGAACTTTAACAGTTTTAAATTCAACTGCACCAACATTTGATAATGATACTCATGCTGGAGAAAGTATTTTTATTAGGTCAGGTGGTTCAGCAGGTTCTGGCAATGCACAAGCAGTCTTAGCTTTTGGTAAAGCAGACAGTTCAGCTTTAAGGTCTGGTTCAGCTATTGCATCAGTTCAAACTGATAGTGATGCTGACAAAGTTGGATTAGGTTTTTACACATCAGATGGTTCATCTTCTGCTCAAACACTAGACCAACGAATGTTGCTTACACATACTGGAAATTTAGGAATCGGGACGAGTTCACCAATAAATACAAGTAACTATGCTGGTTTATCTTTAAACTCAACAACTGGAGGAATTATAGATATTTTAGATGATGGCACACAAAAAGTAAGGATTGTTGGTTCAGGTGCAGAAGCGTCTATACAATTTGCTGCTGGCAACTTTAACGTAGTTTCAGGTCTTAGCGGAGGTTCTACTATTTTTAAAGCAGATTCTACTGGTGCAGTAACCATGCCACATCAACCAGCTTTTCTTGCACAACCTGCTTCAAATCAAACCGATCTAGCTATTAATACTGCTGTTGAACTTGTATTTGGCACTGAAGTCTATGATGTAAATGCAGACTTTGCGTCAAACACTTTTACTGCTCCTGTTACAGGTAAATATCAATTTAATGTTACTATATACATGTCAGATTTTGACGCTTCAGCCAATTATGTTCAAGTAGATTTAGATACAAGTAACAGAGATTATCATACAATTATGGAAACTACAGATGAAGATGGTTATATGGGAATGACCATAGCCGCTCTTGCTGACATGGACGCAAACGACACAGCTAGAGTAGTGTTTTATCAGGGAGGTGGAGCTGCACAAATAAATAACACAACCAATTCAAGATTTTCAGGAGCTTTGATATGTTAACGAAACAATTAACCTTAAAGGAGGTAGCACATGGCTGAACATAAAAAAGAAATAACATTAACAGATCTTCAACAAAAAATTCTGTCTAATGATTTATATAACGACACAGATAATGCTGGTCTAGATAATTGGATACAGGACGCAGTTGATGGTAAAATTAGCAACTGTTGGAAAAGATTTCAAAGAGAATGGACTACAAAGTTAATGGAAGATGATTCATTTACAGATTCTATTCCATCTAACCAAGCAGATTTTGTAGCGTTAGTAACAGCTCGTTCTGATTACAAAAACAGAAAAGCTAGAGACGAAGCTAGTAACATAAATAATTAAGTACCTCTTTTAGAGTACTAATAACCCCCAAAAACAAGGAGAAAACAAATGGCAACAGAATACACATGGTCATTTCCAAACTTTGAGACAGACTCAGACAACAAAGTAAAAACAATACACTGGTCAATGAACGCAGTTGATGGAGAGCATAATGCAAGAATGTATGGTTCTTGTGATGGTGCTGACATGGACTTTGATTCAATGACAAAAGATAATTGTATTGCTTGTGTTATCGACAGTGGAGATCAAACTGAGGATGATATGAAAGCAAATTTAGATATACAAATAGATAATCTAAAAAACCCAGCAACTGTTTCTAAGACTAAAGAGTTCTAATGTCTGAACAAGATAATAAGTTGGCAATCACGGAGATCCGTGGTGAGTTAAAATTAATCAATCAAAAATTGGACACTCTGGTGTCAAATCATATTTGGCACTTAAACAGAGACGTTGGAGTTTTGACCAAGATTTTAATAACGGTATCAACAATCTTGTTTTCAGGCCTTGTAACACTATTGATTAAGACCTTCTTTATGTAGATGGGTTTAAGAAACACTAGAGGCCTTGTGGCTGAAGCTCTGGCTTTAGCTCACCTTGCAAACGATCCTAACATCCTGTGCTTTACAGCTGCGGGTGGATTAGGTCCCATTGATATTATCACGCTAGATAAGACAAGTGGTGAGAGAAGATACTTTGATGTGAAGTATGCATCAAAAAGAAAAAACCATAAACCAACACACAACCCAAACATTAATCGTTGCTTGTCAAAAGCACAACAGGAGCTGCCATTATTGGTAGAAATATTATATGTCGATGATAACGGACAAATTACAATTCAACGAGCATCAGGCAATGTGGCCTAACTTTTCTTACGAGGAGTTAGCATGTCAACATACTGGTACAATGAATTTATCAAAAGATTTTCTCATAGAGCTTCAGAAACTAAGAGAAGCTGTGGATATGCCACTAACTATAACATCAGGTTATAGATGTAGTACACATCCCATTGAGGCACGCAAGTCCACTCCAGGTAAGCATCATACAATAGGAGCCGTTGATATAGCAGCACAAGGTTCGTCTGCTATACACATTTTAAAAGTTGCCCTAGCTACGGGGTGGACAGGAATTGGAATCAATGTGCCATCGTTTATTCATTTGGATAGACGTGAAGAACCTACAATTTGGAAATATTAATGCAGTGTCGGAACTGTGAACACGATTGCCATTGTGGAAACAATGGACAATGTAAAGTGTGTGCGTGCAGCAATTGTGAACATAACGCATTAGATGAATTTTGGAAAAGATTAGACGAAGATGAAAAGAACTAAAAACTATACAGCTCATGTGCCAGGGCCACCAAAACGTACAAGCATTGGTAAGAGCAAACTATCAAGACCAAAGAACAAACATACAAGAAGAAGATTGGGATTATAATGTTAAATTTATTAGTAAAGCCGTTGCTTGGTATAGCTGGAGATGTTGTATCAGGTGTAATAGAAGCAAAAAAAGCTAAAGCAAAACAAAAGTTAGTGAAGATAGAAGCAGAAACTGAACTGCTTGAAAAACAAATTAAAGGAGAAATAGATTGGGATGTCGAAGCAATCAAAGGCAGCAAAGAAAGCTGGAAAGATGAGTACCTCACAATATTATTTAGCATTCCTTTATTGTTGTGCTTTCTTCCTTTTACTGTGGAGTATGTTGAACGAGGTTTTGCAGCTCTTGCAATGACACCTGACTGGTACAAATACACATTGGGTGTAATCGTATCAGCATCATTTGGTATTAAAGGTGCATCAAAGTTCTTTAAAAAATGATTTGGATCCTAACAGTAATGATGTGGTACGAGGGTGAGCAAACCAGAAACACCTACTTACAAGACATAGAATTTATATCTGACGATGCATGCAAACAATATTTGTTTGATAACAAAGTCATGCTTGTTGATAGCTTACTTGAAAAATTTAGAAACCTAGATGGAATGCAAATGAAATCATTTGAGCATTTTTGTGAAGGCAAGTTTGTTGAATTGGATGAGGTATGAAAGTAAGTGAAAACACCTCTATCTCAATGCCAGCTCGTAATCTTATCAGTATTATTGGGGCTGTTGTTATTGGTGCTTGGTTCGGATTTGGTGTCATTGAACGACTTAATATTATAGAAACAGAACTACAACTGATGCAAGCTGACTTACTTAAAGCAGCTGAACAAACACCAATAGATCAAGAACAATTTATGTTGTTAGAGTTCTTAACTAAAGAACATGACAAACTTAAAACAGATGTCGAAGATAAATTACCAATGATTGATAAAGTAGATATGCACTCTCAGTTTATAGAAGAACGTGTCATTGATTTGGAAACCATAACAGACAAGTTAAGAAATAACGGTACACATGATTGAAGTGGTGTTTGCAATATTAATGATAAGCAATGGACAAGTTATAGAGTATGTACCTACTAACGGTATGGCTGACTGTCTGGAACAGAAACGTATTGTATCTCGACAGATTGGTGAGGATCAAGATGGCATTTCAATACAATGCAAACAAGTCAAAGCAGAAATTGAGATCGACATGGGTGACAGAAAAAGGATTACCAAGATTATAGAATAATGGCCTACAAAAAGTTTGCTAACGTAAAGCTCGGAGAGTGTGAGCATTGCGGTAAAGATGTATATCGACACGACTCATTTGTTGTAAAAGAAACTATGTTCCCCAAAATACAAAAGTTGTATTTATGTCACAATGCTAGAGAACAAGAAGATTGTTTTACTAGACACGAAAAGATCGAATAGATCATAAATAATTACCACAAAGGTCGTTAATTTATACAACGACAACCCTGATCTTATTCTGTAATAAAAAATCCCCAAAAACTAGGATAAAATGGCGGTCCCTACGGGATTCGAACCTTTTATTTAGATCAAAAAGATCAATAAAATCAACAAAACTCACAAAAATTATTTTACCCTACATTTTTTCTTCCTTTAAATTTTCCTAGTTTTCCAACATATTCTACATATAAAAAAAACGTAAGCAACCCAACCCTACATGTTGACCTAAATGGTATTATCAAATATATTGTATATTAATGATCTTTTAAATCATACGGGGAATAGCTTATTAATGGGATATACAACATTTCAAGAATACAAAAACAAAAACAACAGAACAGCATACAAAGTAGTTACACCATACGTTAATGATGAAGGAAAAAAATCATCATATGTTACAAAATTTGATCCTCATTCACCTACTATGCCAATGGATAAACATGAGGCAAAAGTAGCTGCAATGTCTTTGGCAGCTCACATAAACAAAGTTGGGGCTAAAGTTTATTTTGATTTGATGCCCTTGTGTGAGGCCATAGAAACTATTTATAAACCTGAACGTAGAGAGCAACACAAAACAAGTGAACCTAGAAGTTTAACAGAAAAAGAAATGAAGATGGGTTTTTATAATTGTGGAGGCATATACGAAAATGGCCACAAAAAAGAAGGTCAAACGTATGGATGGATTATAAGAACAAGTTTATGGAAACAACCTATTAAGACTATTAACACCACATCTTGCACAAACATGGTAAGAGAGCTGAAAGAATTAGGTTGCAAGGATAGTAAAATAACAAAAGTTTTAGACACATTAAAACAAGTTATAAAGATATGTGTGGCATCTGATAAATGCACATTGCAAACCAATCAAGTTATTAGTTTTAAAAGAAAGAAAACAAAGAAAGATATAGCAGTTCAAATACCAGCTAAAAAAGATATTGATCTTATGATCAGTAAAGCATCACCGTTGTATTCTATTATGTTTTTGTTCATATCATTGACTGGTATGAGGTGGCAAGAGATGTCAGCATTTACCTGGAACAAGATAAGTTGGAACCGTGATATGTTAATTATAGATCACGCAATACAAGATGGGTATTACACCAAAGGAACTAAGACGGCAGCTGGTGAACGTGATGTACCGTTAGTTAAAATATTAAAAGATGCTTTGTTAAAATGGAAGGAACACCCATTGTCTGACAAAACAAATGGTGATGATACTTTTATTTTTGGTGATGGCAATGGCAACTACATTCCACATCATATAACTAACGTATATTACAAAAGATTAAAAAAAGAATGCAATTTAGATTGGCATGGAGGCATACATTCGTTCAGACATTATTATGCAAGTTTACTGTTTGACTGGCATCGTAAACAAGCAATATCATTGAAGGACATAACATACTACATTGGACATACAGATATTAATTTTACCATGAAAAAGTATGCTAAATGTTTTAATGATGAAGATAAATGGTTTGAACGAGTTGACAAAATAAATGCTTGTTTAGACGAATTTTAGGGGGTACCCGTAGTATCACCTGGTTTCATTTCGTTAATCCTCGTGCTTCCTAGACGGTTTTTTTTTGTGCAAGTAGAGCAAAAAACTAGCTCTATGCCCTGATAATTATATTTCCAAGTAAACTTAGTGTGGGTTAATGGACTGAATGTTTTATGGCACAAATCACATTTCAAACTAATCACCAGACAAAATCTTTTCAATTCCTTTGTGGTGTATGAAAAGTTCTCTTACGCAGTTTTGAATGATTCTAAGGTGGCGTATATCTTGTTCTCGATAGTATCGTCTTGATCGTGGATCGTTGTTGCGTCTTACTGGTTTTATAAATTCAGGATGTTTTGACTCCCAAAATCTAAGCACCCATTGTGGTTCTTCTAATATTTTTGATACTTCATTGGTGTTATAAAATGTTTTCATATTATTTTTCTAAATATGGATCTTCAAACAAACGATCAATGATAGCACCACGGACCGTTATTGGTGTGCCATCTCCTCTACGCAATGTACGTTCTCTTAATACTGATAGTGCTTGTAATGGATCAGGATATGAATCCAATTGAGCTGTAATATCAAAACCAGCCTCTACTATTGTTGAGTACAACTCAGTTCCCTCTTTCATTTCAGGCCATGGTTTCACAACTCTTAGTTCACCAGTCTCAGGATCTAATTGTATCTCTAAATATATTTTTTGATTGTTGTGGTACAATGGCACTCTACAACATTGTCTCCTATTTGATTTAATCTCAAATTGTTCTGGGTTGCTGTTACTCATAATACTTTTAATGACCTTTTTTTACCTTGTGTTTGTTCTAAAAATCCTCTTTCAATAAGCTGTGAAACATGTGATCGAGCTGCAACTTGCGTTATGCCTACTGCCTTGCCAACCTCTGTTTGTGATGGGCTATATCCATTTTCTTTAAAAAACTTTTTAATAAAATCTAAAACTTTTTTTTGTTTTGGTGTCATTCAATAACCTTGATTAATTTTTTTAAATACCACTCAGCCTTTTGATAATCCTGAAGTGCGTTGCCTTTCATCTCAGCTCGTGAAATGTATTTGTATATTTGGCCCAAGCAATATCCTTTAAACATTTCTGTGGTTAATCCATTTTGTATGACATCAATTGTTTCAATGTCACTGCTTGTGTAATGCTTTGGATGATTAACTGGATCGTGGCTCATAAACTGACCACAACTATGACTATGACAAACAAAGCCATGCCAATTAATTTCCATCCAAACGGTGATATATATCTCATATAATGTCCTGGGAGGTGGGTAAGGAATAAAGGAATTATGAACGAATCAAAACACCCTACCCACCATAAAAGTTAAAATGGTATTTCATCCCCTTGTGTTGCTTGACTTGGAGCATTTGCCTCACTGAGCTGTATTGATATGCCGTCTTTGTGCTTATCACTTTTCCATGCAGCCATTCGAGCTTTACGTTCAGACCCATCTTTGTTGACAATAGTTATTGGTCCAGTCCAAACTGGAGCTTTATCATTGTCTCTCTTTTCATTTGGAAACAGCATGCCGTTTCCCATTTTTACATAATCACTCATATCGTTTTTCCTTCTGTTAATGTTTGTTGAGTTTTAGTGTATAAAGCATCTATGGCTTTCATCTTCTTAGGGTTTGAATCTCTTAAACCCTTCAAAAATTCTCTAATTTCAGGTTGACTTACAACAGCTTTTAAAGATTCTGTTTGACTGGCATTTTGAATCTGTTCAATAACACTGTCATAAGTCACTGTTTCTCTAACCAAAGCCAATCCAGTGTGGTTTTGCTTAGACTTTTTTAACAACTCACCATCATTAATAGCTTGTTGCACTTCCTCAAACGAAGAAATCTTGTCGTTGGACAATCCAAGATTGCCTAATGCCCTTCCAATGCAGCTTGTCTCACAATTCTCTAATGCACTTGTTTTATTGACTGGTCCGATTGCTCTAAATTCTTCAGCAGTTCCAGTTGCAACTAACTTATCGTCTATAAATATAGATGATCTCATCACAACTCGTGTGGCTGTGTTCTCAACTATCTCTGTATTTATTAAAGCTCGTGTACCAAAATGCTTACGCATAATTTGTATTCGTGGCCCTATTTCTAAATACTTTTTGCCCTTTAAATTAATGGACAATTCATCTTGCTTAACCATTATTTCATCCATGGCATTGCGTAATAATTTTGTTGCTGATGTTTCTTGTTTCATTGCTCCTCCTATAAGTTGTGTGCTTCTTTAAATAATTCTCTGGCCTTGTGTAAATTCTCATCACCTAAATCTGCATAAAAACTATCCCAATCAGGATCGTGAAAACTTAACAATCGTAATACATCACCCTTACTGTTCATCACATGTCTGTCTCTCAATCGTGCCTGGTTCTTTAAATATTCAACATGTTCGTTCATGGCATCTACTGTAAGTAAATCACAGTTTGATGAATCAAATATTTTGTATTCTTTGTCATTGACATAAAACAAGAACGGCCTCTTGTTTGTGCATTTCCAATAGTATGCAGTTTGTCTGCAATGATTGATAAGTGGTGCGTCAATCTTTGTTGTGCTGACACTTCTCGTGCCATCTTTTTTTGGTTTTAATAATCGTGGTAGCCTTAATTTTTGCTCCCCAAACTTTAAATCATCTTCACCATCTATTCGGCCCAACATCCCTACAAAAGTTAATGGCATTGTGACGTTGCGTTCTGCTACAACTGGTGATGTAAATGCAATGGCCTTCCAAGCTGCAATAGAATGCTTTAAATAATCTACTGCTAAACCTCTAAATGCATCATACTTTTCTTTGTCTTTGTCATCATAAGGCTCGTAGGCAGCAAATTCTTCATTCAATATTTCGTATGCTTGATCCTCTGATATTTTTTTGTTGTTTACTTTCTGACTATTAAAAGTCCAAATCACATCACAGAAAATGAGCTGACAAATGTAGCCAATTGTTGTACCAAAGAACATATTGATATTTCTTTTATTTAATCTGCGTGTTGATTGATCAAAAGCTCCATACAATAAAGCCCATACCCATATCGGCATTAACAGTTGTGTTGGTGAATAATGGTTTATATCTAATTCTATAAACTCTTGAGGTATGATACCTAATTCTTCGTCTAACGATTTTGGTTTTTGTTGTTCAACCATGCAAATCACTTAATTGTATTTGCCTAAATAAGTCAACCTATAAGATCATATTGATCTTTTAGATCGTATATAAATCTTTAATTATATGTGTATATAAGTGCTATCTAATATTAATAGTATTTAATTTATGTTATAAAACTGGGAAAATTTGATCTATTAAATCACTAAAAATTAGTGATAGAAAACAACATAATTAATTTTTGTTGGTAAAAAAAGGTTGTATTATTCTATAAATTTTGGTCTTGAAATAACAATATCTAAATGATGAAAATGACTAATATCCTTTTTTTGAAAGTCAACACATCTTGTATTGTATATATCTGACAGATAAACCATTGGCTCTGTTTTCATAACTGGAGTGCTAACACCAGTTAAAAAACCACAATACCAATCTTTATTTTTCTTCATCTGTATTAATATAGGTTGAGACATAGCCTCCATTAAATTTTCATTACTTAACTGTTGTTTTTGTTTAGAAAACAAATGTATAGCAGACACCTGATTGCCAAAATACGTTGTTTGTGGGTGTGTTTGATCGGCCCAAACAGCATAATGGCTCTCTGTGAACTCAGATGGACAATAAAATTTACTGATTGATGGCTTAAATATAACTCTCATATCATGCGTTGTGCATGGCATAGCATCTATTGTTTTTATTTTGTTTTCGGGTACTTGAAAAAAATCAGTCCAGTTAAAACCATAGCTTTTAGCAATGTCTTGAGCTAATTCTAATGGCATTTTCTTTTTACCTTGCAAAATTCTAAGCATATGTTCCCTGGTGTACCAAGGTTTTCTGCCTTGTGAATATGTGACTAATATTTCTTCAATATCTATATTTCTTGATTCAAGAGTGGGCCTCATTAACCATCCATCTCCCTTATGTATTGTTACAGCATTGCTCATAATATACTTTTTTTCCCTTTATTTATAAAGTTAATAAAACCTTTATGGTCATAAAAGATATTTAACACGATATGATCTTTCATGTCAAATATAAATAAATTATAACTATCTTATAAGTTGTGATCTGAGAGATCAATAAGTATAAGTAAACAATGTACTTATCGAAGTGGATTAATCTAACAAACACGAGCAAAAAAGGACTAGCAGAAAAGCTAGGAAACATAACACCCACATCGGTCACACGTTGGACCAAATCAAAACGATTTCCAAAACCACAAGAGCTTATGCGTATTGAAGAAATAACTGAGGGCCTTGTCACTGCAAACGACTTTGTTAAACAATGGAAAGAGCAGAATGGCCAAAAAGAAATTTAGTGTAGATCAATTTAAATTAGTTCAGGTGCATTTTGAGGATGCTATGGATTATGACACTGGATGGCATGATTTAAAAAAAGTTCAAGCTGCAAAAACAGAACCAGTTACAAGTGTTGGTTGGATCGTAAATGAAACAGAAAAGCATATTGTTTTGTCAGCAGATTTTTGTAGTGACGGCACAACGGGTAGGGCAATTGCAATACCTAAAGATTGGTGTCAAAAAATAATACCATTAAAGGAGGTTATGGATGGACCCAACTGATGAGTATGGCTGGTAATGATAGCTGATATTTCATGGCATGAATACCAAATGGCAGCTCAGGTAGGTGTCAGCCGTAAATCACAATCAATTAATCTTGGTCATAAAGATCGTTATGGTTCAACCTGGAACCCAATCAATGATATAGGATGGTCAGTCGTAAGTGCTGTATCTGAATTGGCCGTTGCTAAATGCCTGAAGATGTATTGGGATGGCTCAGTCAATACCTTCTCACGACCTGATTTAGAGGGCATAGAAGTTAAGGCCCAACTTCATCATAGTATTGATCCAAGTAAGACAAGCAACTTTCTAATTATAAAACCAAATGCAGATGACGAGCTTGTGCATGTCCTGGTCCTTGTTCATTCTAACACACGATACGAAGTTGTTGGATTTATTAAAGGTAAGAACGCAAAGATTACACAGTTTGAACGACAAGTAAAAGATCGGCCACCATTTTATGCCGTACCAATTGATGAACTTACAGATATGAGAATGTTATGAATTGTTGGAATTGCAATCATCAACTAATTTGGGGCGGTGACCACGATACTGATTGGGAAGATAATGAAGATCAAGAACATTTAATTGTTTCAAACTTATCATGTCCTGAATGTAATGCTTTTGTATTAGTTTATTGGGGTGAAAGATGATCAAACACTACACAATTACTGCACTAATTTTATTTGTTTTTGTATTGGGTTTATACATTGGACACTATTTTGCTGCCCCACTCCATCACGTTCTTGATGACCAATGGACCGAGATTACAATAGCTCGTGAACAGATAGAACTAATCTGCATTCAAGTAGGCTGTATCTTTGAATAGCCAAGCAAAATGGGGGTGGTTTCTCCGATCTGATGTCAGCCCCAACGGGAAGATCGTTTACCTCTTATTGAGTGAGTATAAGGCCAAATACGGGAGATGCTATATTCGTCAACAAACCATTGCAAACCAAATTAATATGAACAGAAGAACAGTTGTTCGTGCATTGCGTGAGTTAGAAGATAAACGATTAATTACAAGAAAAAGATTAAAAAGCTCGTGTGAATATTTTTTACATATCAGTTTATTGGACAATGTTCTAAGCCCTCAACAAAGTGATACGACACCAGTGTCTTATATTAGTAAAGTATATAATACTAATAATACTACTAATAGAACTACTAAGAATACTAAGAAGGTGCCAGATTTGTCTCATCTGGGGAAGAATTTAAAGATGAATTATAAGACTGCTGTCCATGACATAAAAAATGGGAGCAGACTAAAAAAAGCAGACCAACTTGTTCACAATAAATTCTTTACTCACATGAAATCACGAGGTGATATGGGTAAGTTTTGGCAACAACTTATTGATGGTGAAATCGAATGGCCTGAAGAACTACCAAAGTTAGGTAAGGTATAATGAAAGTCCTTGGTCATTCTTGGGCTTATTCTTGGTTCCTTGCTCATTCTTGGAAGTTTATCAAATGACTATCACTTCTGTTCAAATAATAGATATGTTTCAAATAGCTTATGATACAGACAAAAAGCTGCCTTCTGTATATAAGCAAGGTGCAAGTTCTATGAGATTTGATATTGTTCATGATAGTTCTGATCATAATCGTTGGAGTAAACAGCCCATTAAAACAGTTGCTACAAGTAGAGAGATTGAGATATACGAATTTTGTCTTTTTTACTTAGGCCCATTGATGAGTATTGAGGAAAGAAAACTTGTTTGGGCCAGAACCTTGAATGCTCCCTGGCATTGGATAGGTAAGAATATTCTTCATTGCTCCCGTCATACTGCAAAAAAGAGATATTTAGAGGTTATTCGTATGCTTAGAATGAGAGTGTCAATCAGTGAGGAGCTTATGAAAAAGCTCCCTAGAATTGGATAGTTATCATCTTTGTATCTTTATCTTCTATTTCCTGATATTCTTTTTCATACTCAGAAATCATAGAAACTTGAAATGCACTTTCTAAAGTCTCAAAAATGTCTGTCGGATCATTTAAACCATATCTTATAATATCGATTATGTCGTTATCATCATTGCAGTAAAAATGCAGATAATTAACTCCATCAAAGATCATTAGTCTATCCTGTTCCTTGTCGTGAATAACACTAATATTTTTCAACTCATTAACCATTTCTATTGGTATAGGGTTTGTTGGTCTATAATATGTACTCATTTGTTTGTTTCCTTACCCCTTATAAATTCTTCTTTTGTCATTGTTGTTTGTCCTCCCTTGTTTTACAATTTTTTATTTCTTCTTCCTCTATAAATTCCACAAAACCCTTTGCATCCTCTAAAGCGTCTTTTATTAGACCTTCTGCAAGGTGTTTGCCTGGTGCAGCCCAAAAAACTTGTGTCATTGTTTCACACAATCTGGCGTACAAATACGTCTGTGGTTTTATGTTTTTAAACTTTTTGTATATTTGTATTTTTTCTTTTTCAATATTATCATAAATAATATCTTGTGTTTTTTCATAGTTAGTTTGTTTCATTTATTTGTCCTCCGTTTCGTTTTGTTTTAAAAATTTATTTACTCGATTTTGTGTAAATATGTGACAAGCTAACAAAAAATCATAGTCGTCAGTTTTGTCCTCTTTTAAATCGTCAATAATATTATCAAGATCAGCAATTTCATATAATTCCTCGATTATATCAATTGCTTCATCAAGTTTGTCTTGCATTGATCTTTGTTTCATTGGTCCTCCGTTGTTATTTGTTGTTTAATATCGTCATAAATACTTTCTAAGGTGACATCAGAAACATCAAAATTATCCCATTCTTGCCCCTTGTATGTGACGTAAACTTGCACTTCTAATTCATCCATATTAATTTTATTCATATTTCCCCCTTGATCTTTTTCATTTGTTGTTTTGCTAATTGATAAAAATATTCATCATCTGGCATACATGTATTAGTTCCCTCACTATGCTGACAGTCTCGACAATACTCACCAGGCTGAATATCATAATTATAATTGATATTGGCCCCACCGCAGCTTGAACATACTTCAATGCCTAATTCTAAATAATCTGCGTATGAATAATCTTTACTCACATTGCCCCACTTTCATCTGTTTTTAATTGAAAATTTTGATCTAAGACTTCAATGTCATATTCAAAATCACCAAGATATTGAACTTCATCAAACTTACTTACTATGTATTTAAAAACGTATCGTATCAAAATATCGTTTTTGTTGTTGATTGCGTCTTGATAATTGTAATGGCTAATATATCCGTCATAACTTTGTGTAGCCTCTTTTAAATATTTATGAAAATCAGTATCTTTTAATAATATTTTATTAAGATTATGAGCTTGTAATTTACACAAAGATACATCAATGACATCCGTTGAAAAATTATAGAATTGTGGACTCCATAATTTAATATCTTTAAATTCAATTAAAATCTCATATTCTTCATTAATAAAATCAGAAAAATGATTACAATATTCTTCAATGTAATTTTTGTATGTTTTTTGATAATCTATATTTTCCCAATAAAAGATATCGTCACTTTCATCGTCATCGTACATTTCTATTAAATGGTCAATATTATCACCATGTATAGAGCCGTAAAATCCACCAAAATCAATGCTAGTTTCTATTATATTATTCATTGTTAACCCCCTTTATAAGTTTTATGAATTCAATGATTAGTTCCTTGGTGCCTCTATAAATTATGTAAGCAAAAATTAAAGACATGGCCCCCAATAGGAATTGAGGGCCTGGGTCCAGGTTTATTGTTGTTAGCAGCTCAATCACTTTGACCATCCCCACATTTCTTCTAGTGCGTCATCAAGGCCAATTTCATCTCTAAATGGTATATTTACTCGATCACATCCCCAATATCCCTGAACCTCCATATTACGGGTATCGACATAAATATTTGGACC